CAAGAATGACTTTTATTAACTCACTTGCCGCTGGAGGCAATGAGCAAGTAGAAGCAGGCGACGTTTTCCATGTAACGTACGTAAGCTAATTTAACGGGGAGGGCAACCTCCCCATTTACTGTAAAAGAATAATAAATTATTTCAGTGGCTCTGTTTTTGGAACCTTTATTTAATGGCTTTATTAAATCAGTATGATGACGGATACATTCCTTTAAACGATTTGCCTCAAGGGGCAGAAGTAATCGATCTTGGTTACAGACCAAGACCATTACAGAATATACTCCACGCTTCTCTTAAGCGTTTCAATGTTCTTGTATGTCACAGACGTTTTGGGAAGACTGTATTTTCTATTATGGAAATGATTGAGCGATCTTTAAATTGCAATGAAAAGAATCCACAATACGCATATATCGCTCCTACTTATGGACAAGCAAAGAGGGTTGCATGGGAATATCTAAAAGACTTTACAAAAAATATACCACTGGCAAAAGCAAATGAAGCAGACCTCAGAATTGACATACCGAGGCCAGATCGTGGTGATAAGATGCGTTTCATGCTTCTTGGTGCTGACAATCCTGATTCTCTTAGGGGGATTTATCTTGATGGGGTTATCTTGGATGAGTACGCCCAATGCGACCCAATCATCTGGGGGCAGGTCATCAGACCAGCTCTCTCTGACCGTAAAGGATGGGCCATATTCATCGGTACTCCAAAAGGACAAAATCACTTCCATAATATTTACCATGCAGCTCAAGACCTTGCGAGGGATGGAAAAAATTGGTTCCATGCTTGCTACAAAGCCTCAGAATCAGGAGTCGTTGACGACGAAGAACTAGCCGAAGCACGTGCTACAATGAGTGAAGAAGAATATGAGCAGGAATATGAGTGTTCCTTCTCTGCTGCACTCTTAGGTGCGTACTACGGAAAGTACATCAATGCGCTTGAAAAGAAAGGACGAATTAAAGATTTTGATTATGACCCTACTGTGGCTGTCTCTACCTTTTGGGATTTGGGAATTAGTGACACTACTGCAATCTGGTTTGTTCAGCAAGTAGGCAAAGAAATCCGCTTTATTGATTACATTGAAAACGCAGGTGTCGGACTAGAATGGTATGCTAAAGAGATTCAAAACCGTCCGTACATTTACGACACCCATAATATTCCACATGATGGGGCAGCTAGAGAGCTAGGAACTGGTAAATCAAGACAAGAAACATTACTTGACTTTGGTATTCGGACGTACGTTATACCAAGACAAACGGTAGCAGACGGTATTAATGCTTCCAGAATATTGCTACAAAAAGATATATGGTTTCATGCAACTAACTGTAAACGTGGGCTTGAGGCACTTAGAAACTACCAAAGAAAGTACGATGCTAAAAATCAAATGTTTGTAGACAAACCACTTCACAATTGGGCTTCAAACGGTGCAGATGCCTTTAGAATGGCAGGGCTTGAGTTGCAACTACCTGAGAATAAGTTTAACATGAGAGATATACCTGTGACAATTGTACAGGATTACGACGAATTGGGGTACTAATGAATTGGGGATTGATCGCAATTGCAGCAATTCAGGCAGGGTTTGCTATCTATCAACAGCAAGAAGCGAAAGCTGCTGCCTCACAAGCAAAAGCACAAGCTGCCTCCAACTTGGCATCTAATCAAAATAAAGCGACCTTAGAGCAACAGAGAGAACGAAGGGAAGCTCAAGGCGTAGTACAACGAGGCTCATTATTGGGAGGTAACGCCCAAGCAAATGTACGAGCGCAAAGTGTATCTCAGAGAGGAAGTATCCTTACGTCTGACCCAAAAACACGTTCATTACTAGGCGGATAACATGCACATATATGATATTAAAGGCGACCAACAGAAAGCTGATGCTATTTGCAAGAAGAATGATCGACTAAAATCTATGCGGTCTAATTGGGATACTTATTGGGAACAACTCGCTCAGTATGTTCTCCCAAGAAAGGATAACGTATATGGACACCCTACTGTCGGAGAAGATAAACACAATAAGCTCTATGACTCCACTTCAATCCATTCTAACGAGCTTCTTGCTTCTGCTCTCCATTCCATGCTTACTAATCCTAGTTCAGTTTGGTTTGGCCTTGCTACGGGCGATAAAGAAATTGATAATCAAAAAGAAGTGAGACAATGGCTGCAAGATGCGGTCATGCGAATCATTAAAGTCTTAAATAACTCAAACTTTCAGGAAGAGATACATGAGACATACACAGACCTCGGCGGCCTTGGTACGAATACCTTATTCATGGACGAGGACGAAAGTGATGTTGTTCGTTTTTACTCAAGGCCAATCTATGAGAGTTACGTACAGGAAGACTCTAAAGGGCAGATTGATACTGTTTACCGTGAATACGACTACGATCTTAGGCAGATCGTTATGGCTTTTGGTGAAGACATTCTTAAAGACCTTGAACTGAAAATGCAGTATGAAAAAGATGCTACAAGAAAATACTGTATTATTCATGCAGTAGAACCTGTTCCTAATACAGATAGGTTTGCATCTTACCATGTACTTAAAGATAAACCGATGCTTTTAAAAGAAGCTAGTTTTAACGAAAAGCCCTTTGCTGTCCCTAGATGGACTAAAATTTCAGGCGAAGTTTATGGTAGATGTCCTGCCATGAAAGCATTGCCAGATATTAAAATGCTTAACCAAATGATGAGAACTGCTATCCGTGCAGCACAGAAAGCAGCAGACCCACCACTTATGGTGCCTGACAATGGATTCCTACTTCCGTTGCGCACCGTTCCGGGGGGTACAAATATTTATCGTGCCGGAACGAAAGACAGAATTGAACCTCTTGTACATAATGCACGTGTAGATATTAACGCTGATATGATTGAGCAGATACGTGTAAGAGTACGGCAAGCCTTTTTTATCGACCAGTTACAGCTACAAGATGGGCCTCAAATGACAGCAACAGAAGTCATGCAAAGGACTGAGGAAAAGCTCCGTATGATGGGGCCTATTCTTGGGCGATTGAACAACGAACTATTGAAACCAATTATTGATCGTGTGTTTGGAATTATGCTCAGAAAGCAAATGTTTGGGCCTATTCCAGAGGCGTTGCAAAAGCGTGACCTAGAGATTACCTATGTGTCTCAAATTTCTAAAGCTCAACGTGCAAGTGAAGCAGACACTTTTACAAGAGTTATTCAGTCCATTGCTCCAATTATTGAAGCTCAGCCGCAGGTTTTTGATAACCTTAACGGCGACCAAATTCTTAGATACCACGCTAAAATCTTTGGGCTACCAGAGGAAATGCTACGTTCTCCTGATGCAGTTGAAGAAGCTAGAGGTGCTAGAGCGCAACAAGAAGTTGACATGGCGCAAGCGCAGCAAGACAATATTATGGCAGACACTCAACAGAAGTTGGCTAATAGTCAACAAGGGTAGAGGAACTAATGTTTAAATCGAGGAAACTAAAGGAGATGGCACTTGCCTACAAGCGCACGTTTGACTCTCCTGATGGAAAAAAGGTGCTGGCAGACCTATTCAAATCTTGCCACATGATGAACTCAACCATGGACAGTAATCCACATGAAACAGCTTTTAATGAAGGAGCTAGAAGTGTGGTACTTAGGATACTCAAAACAATTAATACAGATGTAGAATCCCTCAGCAAAATGTATGAGGACTTAGAAACGGAGGAACAATATGAGTGATGGAACCTTAATGGGAGGCGACCTTGGAGCAGGAAAACAAAGTGGGGGTAGTGATACTGGACACGCAATGGATGCCGCCAACACTGGCGCACTTGATACTGGCAATGCAGGAAGCCAAAACGGACAAGGTAGTATTGACCAAGGCGCAGATAGTACATCTAATCAAGTTGTATCACCAGAATGGGCTGCTAATATTGAAGGAATAAGCGACCTTCCTTCTGATATTTTAGGCGACCCTTCTTTAAAAGCAATTAAAGACGTACCTTCATTACTTAAATCATACGTACATGCACAAAAGAAAATGGGAGCAGATAAAGTTGTATTACCAAACAAAAACAGTACAAATGAAGAATGGCTTTCATTTTATCACAAGCTCGGATTACCAACGGAATTTGAACAATACGAAGTACAAAAGCCTGAAGATTCAATTCTTCAAGAAGATTTTTACAATGAGTTTAGGCAGAAAGCATATGAAAACAATGTTCTTCCTTCTCAGGCTCAGGCATTGTTTAATTTTATTAATTCAAAAACAGGTGAGCAATATTCTCAAATGGAACAATCGCAGCAATCCAAAGTCGAAGAAGGTATCAACAATCTTAAAGAAGAATGGGGTGAAGCGTTCGACCAAAACCTTTTTAAAGCAAAAGCTGCCGTAAATGAGTTCGGTGGAGAAGACCTTAAGAATTACCTGAACGAATCTGGTTTAGGCAATGACCCTAATCTTATTAAGGCATTTGCAAAGATTGGAGAAAGTTTCTTGAAAGAAGATAATTTTCAAGAGCAAGGTAAACCTGCTTATGCTATGTCACCTGCTGAAGCTCAGCAAAAAGCTAATGAGTATATGGGTAATTTCGAGGGGCCTTATTACAACTCAGCTCACCCTGACCATAAGAGAGTAGTTGACGAAGTTAATAAGATGTTTCAAATCATCAGTGGAGCAAAAGGGGCTTGACACAGCCCCTCTTTAGTATATCATTTCAGTAAGGTGTCTTAGGGACAATCGCTTGCCGATCCCATCTATGGAAGACACTTAGATCGACCTGCAATCGCAGACAATCGTATCGGTGAAATAAAACAACAATTAATTTTATCAGGAGCTTAATATGTCTAGTTTTGTAACAGAACATATGGTGAAGCAGTTCAGCTCTAACGTATGGCACCTTTCACAGCAAAAAGGGTCAAGACTTAGAGGACTTGCACGAACTGAGACACTAAACGGAGAAGAAGGTTTCTTCGATTACTATGGGCCAGTAACAGCCCAAGAAAAAGTAGGTAGACACTCAGATACTACCTATCAAGAAACTCCACACGGAAGAAGACGAGTCACAATGAATGACTACTTCTGGGCCGATCTTGTGGACAAAGAAGATAAGCTAAGACTTATCCACGATCCAGAGTCACAATATGCTAAAGCAGCTATGATGGCTATGGGTAGAAAAATGGACGATATCCTTATTGCAGGTGCGCTTGGAACAGGATACTCAGGAAAAGAAGGAGCTACTCCTGTACTTCTTCCTGACTCACAAAAGGTTGGTGCTTTCGACGGTTCTGCTCAGTCAGGACTTAACGTAAGAACTCTCCGAGCTGTTAAAAAGAAGTTCCACCAAAACGAAGTAGATATGGAGCCACTCTATATTGTTTGCCAAGCGGAGCAAATTGATAACCTTCTAGGTGAAACTGAAATTACTTCACAAGACTACAACACTGTTAGAGCCTTGGTTAATGGTGAAGTTGACTCATTCATGGGATTCAAATTCATCAGACTCGAAAGACTTCCAGTAACAACTGGTGCTATCGCTTTCGACGCTTCTAACGGATCAGTTGGAGCTGGTGGTGATTCAATTGCCGCAGGTTCAAGAAGATGTTTTGCATTTTGCCAATCAGGTCTTCTTCTTGCTCTTGGATCAGATGTTAAGGGTAGAATCGACGAGCTACCTCAGAAGCACTACTCTAAGCAGGTTTACGCCTCTATGAGTATGGGTGCTACTCGTCTTGAAGAATCTAAAGTTGTTGAAATCTTTTCAGCAGAATAATAGGAGTGAATAATGGCTGATGTATATGGAAGTAATTACCAAAAAGAGTTTGTCAACATTCCTTCTGAACAAGGTGCTATCGGCGAAATGGGTGGAAAAGTTAAAGCGGCTTTCGATTCTTTCTCTGGTGCCGCTGGCGGTGACGATGTTTACTTCGGTAAAATTCCTGCCGGAGCTAGAATCCTTTCTCTAAATGAAATTGGAGGGGGAACTGCACCTTCGTTTAATGTTGCAGTTGGAGACAAAATCTCTTCGGAACAAGACTTGATCTGTACACTTGACGCTGACGCTGCTGCTAGTGGCTCATGTTGGGTTGAGTATCTGCTCGATTAAGTTTCGTTCCTCAACTTAATCGGTTATACTAGAGGGAGGTTTAGGCCTCCCTCTTTTATATTGGAGGAATTATGTCGGTTACTGTCGATATTTGTAATTCAGCTTTAATTAAACTTGGAGCTGAGAGAATCAATGCTCTTACTGATGACAATAAGAGAGCGAGGCTGTGTCAAGAACAATACAGCAAAATTAAAAATCGGGTACTAAGATCACATCTTTGGACATTCGCTATCAAACGAGTTGCACTATCCTCAATTCCTAACCCGTTTGAGTTTGGAGAAGAGATGGTGTTTCAACTTCCACTTGATTGTATCCGTGTCGTTGGCATCAAATCCAACGTCCCAAGAAAATATAAAATTGAACAAAAATATTTAATCACTGATGGAGATGACACGTGCAATTTGTTCTACATCTCATCTAATATTGCCGAAGCATACTTCGACGAAAACTTTAAAGAAGCTCTTGCTTGCGCTTTGGCTGCTGACCTTTGTTATGCAATCACTCAAAGCAATACTATGAAGCAATCTCTTCTTGAAGAGTGTGAATGGTGGACTTCTCAAGCAAGATCATTCAATTCTCAAGAGATTAGCCCAGAGGCTTATCAATTTGATGAATGGGAAAACAGTCGTAAAGGTGGACTCGGAGGACTGTATTACGAATGAAATTTGTAACAAATCTAACTAGCTTCAAGGCAGGTATCTTATCTAAGAAACTGCACGGAAGAACAGATATTAGAGAGCATCCAGAAGGATTAAGCATTGGAAAAAATGCTTTTATAGCGAAGCAGGGTGGAGCCTATAAGAGAGCCGGACTCCACTCTGTAACGCAACTTCCAGATAACCAAGAGAATGTACAGATTGAGGTTATTGAACTCGGAGAAGACAAGGCTGCGTACATGGTGTTCACACCTACTGTTACGTATCCTACTCTAAATACAGCTCAATGGAGATTGTATGACTCTAATGGTAACGCACTTACAGATTACTTTGACATTGTTGGGATAGTTGGAAAATTTACTGTCGTTACGTATGAAGAGTATTTTGTCATTGTAAACCAGTTGGGAAATTCTTTTCCTACGTATGTAGGGTTCTCTGTTAATGATGTAGGTAAGATAGAGATTTCAAATATTTCTTTTTTAGAAGACTCTCCGTATTCTTTTCCTCAAGGTAAGGTAAATACAGATTCAAGTAAACGAATCCGTTTAAAAAATATCAACGCAGTTGGCGGAGCTAACCAAATGGAATCGACAGGATTTCAATTACAAAATGAGTTTGTAGTTGGCGATTGGGTTATGGTTACAGGTATAGTTCAAATAGGCCCATCCCTTAGAATTTCCACTGGTATGTATAAAATAACTAGCTTTGTATCTAGCTCGTTAGCTAACGTAGCTGCTTTCTTTTGGTATCAAGGAGGAACTCCACTTGATTCTATGGCTAATGTTTTAATTACTGTAGATACTAATGGTGTTGTTAGTTCGTATGGAGCATGGGGAACGGACTCAAATTATTTTGATGAATGGTCACATTCATTATGGACAGGCTCAAGAGGAAAACCTAAGCATGTTGCTGTTGATGAAGGAAGACTTGTGTTTGCAAATGCAAAAGGAAAACCTACGTCTATTTGGGGGTCACGTACAAACAATCCTTTTTTATTTCTTAATAGAAGGTTTACGTCTACTGATGCTTTAATAGCCCATAGAGGGTCTACCACTACATATAACCCAACCCTACCGTACAGTGGAGATATACTAGAAACTGACCCATACTTTTTTACACTTTCAACTAAAAAATCGAGTGAGATAACTTTTATGGAATCTGCGTCCAACTTTATCGTTGGCACAAACAAGCAAGAGTTCATTATATCAGGGAACAATGGGGCTTTGTCGCAGAAAAACTTTACTGCTCGACCACACACATCTCATGGCTCGGCTAGTGGATTGTCATTGGTATTTGATAATACCGTGCTTTTCGCTGGCCGTAGCCGCCAACAAATTTATATGTTCAGATACTCCCAAGAGAACGGGAGCTTTGTGTCAAAAGAGGT